TTTGGTGAGCTCAAACTCATGGAGGGTTCGGCAAAAATCATTTCCCTTATCGCCCGTGATGAGTCACAGCATCTGGTACTGACCCAGAACATTATCAATAACTGGAGAAAGGGTGACGATCCTGACATGATCGAGATTGCCAAAGAGGAAGAGGAGAACGTCTATGAGATGTTCAACAAAGCAGTGACAGAAGAGAAGGAGTGGGCAGACTATCTGTTCATGGACGGCAGCATGATTGGTCTCAACGATAAGTTGCTCAAGCAATATGTTGAGTGGATTGCAAACCGTCGTCTGAAAGCAATTGGTCTTAAAGGAATCTTCAACATTCCTGCCAATGCAAATCCCCTTCCCTGGACAGAGCACTGGCTAAATAGCAAGGGGCAGCAAAATGCTCCTCAGGAAACTGAAATTGAATCGTATGTGATTGGGGGTATCAAGCAGGATGTCAAAGCAAACTCGTTCTCAGGATTCAAACTATAGTATTGAATTTGAACACCACTGGGGAGGAGAACGCACAACTATCCAGAAGATAAAAGGGTGGATCAAAAAACAAAGACCACCCTTTGATACCATTCTCATGCACCTATTCTCCTATGTGGAGGTATGGTACTGGGAAGGCAAAGTGATTAAAACTATGTCTTCAGTAGATTCTCAAGTCAAAGATCTTCACGAGGTTTGGGACAATGAACATAGAACAAGACGATTACGAGTGGAAGAAGGAGTATCTGGCGTGGATGGGCTCCCGACTCTCAGCATCTCAGATCCGTGTTTTGAAAGAAGGTCCGAGGCAACTGACGGACGCATGGATGCTGGGAGCACTACACAACCACTACAAGAGGATCAGAGGGATCAAGTAGAGATTCCAGATCCATGGGATCCTGATACTACAGGTGATTGGAACGATTGGGCAATTGGATTACACTCTAAATATTATGAGAAAGACTAATGATGAATGTACGAAAACCCCTGGACCTACTTGGAATCTGTATTTGATAGCAGTGATGTTGGGGACAACTTTGGTTTTGTTTATGAAATTACCAATGTCGTCAACGGTAGACACTACATTGGAAGAAAGTATTTCTGGTCTTTTAGAACGCCACCTGGCAAGAAAAGAAAACAAAAGCAAGAGAGTGATTGGAAGCGGTATTATGGATCGTGTCCAGAACTAAAAGATGACGTAAAAAAGTACGGCAAACACAACTTCAAAAGAAAGATTCTGTCACTACATAGTACCAAAGGTCAGTGCAATTTTGAAGAAACCAAACAATTGTTTCTAAATAATGTGCTGACAGAGGAACTGGAACCCAACATTCCCCTCTACTACAACAGCAACATACTGGGTCGGTACATGAGAAAAGATTATTTCCCCTGGACCCCTTGACACCCAGAAGATTTCACCCTATACTTACTAAGTCAGTCGATGGAACCCCGAATGCTCTCGTATTCTCTTGATGATATTGAAACTATGATTGAATCCCTGATTGATGAACTTCACGTCCTAGTAGAGGACGGTGACTTTGAGGAGGCACAACTTGTAAACCTGGAGATCCGTGAACTGGAAGAGTTACTACCCAACACTTGAGGTGTGGTGGGTTAGTAGCTCAGTTGGATAGAGCAACTGCCTTCTAAGCAGTCGGTCGTAGGTTCGAGTCCTACCTAACCCGTTCCTCATCTGAGGAAGTAACCCAGTCGAATAGGTAAGACCCATGACTATTGAACAAACGTTTCGTCCTTTCTTGGACATCCTTCGTTCTGCTGCTTGTGGTGATGTCACACTTGATGTAGAGCATCCATCTTTGTATAATAAAGTGCTAGCATTTTATCAACGCAAAGGTATTGATTTCTACGGTGACCCTGATGAAGATTATGAGATTCTTGCTAATAACCTTTATTATGATCTTTCCTATGTGTAGTTTTCAAGTTCTAGGCAAAACTTGATGGTGCGGATGGACGACTCCTGCCGTGATGGAGACACGTAAACAACCCTGGTCGGGATGATCCCTTTGGATCCTCGGGTTTCCTTGTTCCTAAAATAAGGTGGTGGAGTCATTGACCCATGAAGTTTCTTACTTTAGAAAAAGTAAGTGGCGAGCATGAGGGGAGACCCAATCTCCCCTTTCTTGTCGGTATGGCGGAATTGGTAGACGCGCTGGGTTTAGGTTCCAGTGAAGTAATTCGTGGAGGTTCAAGTCCTCTTACCGACATTGTTATCTCAATTGATAATCATGAATGTACCAGAAGACGATACACAAGAATTGAAGGAGGTAGCAACTCTATTTCCTACAAATGTTTTTAAGTTTCAACTCCCACAGATTGCACAGCATCTAGATAAGATTCGTGAGTTTGTAGAAGGAGACTGTGCATCAGGTCCCTCTCAACTTACGAACTTCAGAATCAGTGAGAGCACTAAGTGTAATGAGAAAGAAGAACTTGAATGGTTGGTTGATCTGATCTATGAATCTGCACGTAAAGTTCTAGATTGGAATCAAGTTGAATACCAAGACTGCTATGTCAGTGAGATGTGGGTAAACCAGTCTGGTCCTGGATACCGACACCCGATTCATAGTCACTCAAACTCTTTCCTGTCTGGTTGTCTGTATGTTGACATGCCTGAAGGTTGTTCCCCTACACTGTTCTACGATCCCCGTCCTGCTTTCCGAGTGATCGAACCCAACTACAAGGACTATGGTCCCCACAACAGTGGTGTGGTTGGTATGCAGACTGAAGAAGGTGACCTGATGTTCTGGGACTCTGCTCTCCCTCATGGTTACGAGATTGGGTTCTGGGATCCTGAGCAGAATGATGAAGGTCAGATCACAAAGTGGAGAACCACGATCAACTTTAATGTCATGATCAAAGCAGACATTGAGATCCCCACTGCCATGTTGACACTGAAGTGACCCCATGGTATGATACGTGGGTTCGCAAGTGATCCAATGAAGAAACCAACTGTTCTCCTTGAACGGTTTCCATATCGATACGTTCAGGTTGGAACCATTGAATTGAATGGCCAACCTGATTATCGTATTCAGAAAGTGGATTCCTACACTGGTAAGTACCGTGACATGTATCTCTGTGATAATTCTATGCAGATGGATACTGCCATGACTGACTTTGAGTACACCAAGTGGTTGGATCCAGACACTGTACCTTGCTATGTAAAAGATGTTGCAAAATCCAACTAGTATGAAGTCGTATCTATCCTCTGCTGTTGAGGCAGCAGGGGTTGCCTTGATCAAAGGTATTGAAGAACGTCGTGATGTCCAGCAACTAGGTGAACTCTGGCGTCATTACACTGGTCTTCGTACCATGTATGATGCAGAACCTGAACCTGAGGAACCTTGGGATCCTGACTACAATATCAGCATCTCTAATATGAGTGATGACGTAATCCAATTTCCAAATAGTTGACAAAATGTAAAGATCTGCTATATAATGTAACAGTTCTTTACACAATACCATGACAGTCACGACTAACGAATACGGTCAGAACAATCTATTTGCCAAGGAACCACAGATGGTTGTCGAAGATTACAACCGCAAGGGTCTTTTCTCACCCATGCAACAGAGAGAGATGTATAACGGTCGATGGGCAATGATGGGTATCATTTCTGGATTCCTTTCATATGCTATCACTGGTAAACTCTTTTTCGGCATCTTCTAACATAACTTGACAATGGTAGCACTGACTTTTACAATTACAACAGTTGCCTTCTTCGTTTTGTTGGCAGCATCCGTTGAACAAATTTGCGAAACTTACTAATGGCTTCTTACAACGTTACTATGCAAACCCCTGATGGTGAGCAGTCCTTTACTTGTGATGAGGATGTGTACATCCTTGAGGCAGCAGAAGATGCAGGCATTGCTCTGCCCTACTCCTGCCGTGCTGGTGCTTGCTCTACCTGTGCAGGCAAAGTGATCAGTGGCACTGTAGATAACAGTGACCAGACCTTCCTAGATGATGAGCAAATGGATGAAGGTTATATTCTCACATGTGTTGCTTATCCCACTAGTGATGTTGTAATTCTCTCTGAACAAGAGGAAAATCTCTGATGAGGTTTACACAAGAAGAATTCTGGGAGACCATGCAAACACTTGGGTGGGATCCCAACGATGACATTCACATTGAGATTGGTGGCACCTCAGTCTATGGGATTGATGGTGCAGGCACCAAGTGGGCACCTCTTCTAGGCACTCGCAAGTACAACAAAGACGCATTTATCGTAATTAAAAATCGATCAAGGGACCCTGTTGTCCCATCTAAACCCCAAGAACAGAAAGAAGAATGAACAAGTTTTATCTTTTCTCCAAAAAATCATGTGGACCATGTGCTTTGGTGGACAAATATCTTGCTTCTATCAAGGTAGATACTAGTATGATTGAGAAGGTAGACCTTGAAGATTTCAGTGATGTCCCGATTCCCCAAGAGAATCTAGACCTTGCAAAGAAGTATGGTGTAACTGCTACTCCTGTTCTTATTGTTGCCTCTCCCAACGGAACTCTTCTTGAGAGTAAAACTGGTGGGATGCAAATCACACAAAATATTAGAGCACTAGTAGAACAATATGCCTAACCCTGACGCACTCTGGGAGGATATCCAGAAGCTCGACGATTTGTATGAAGAGCTACTGTGGGATCCTGACGATGAGTTACAATTTACCC